ACATTTGTAGTATCTACATTTGTAGTATCTACATTTGTAGTATCTACATTTGTAGTATCTACATTTGTAGTATCTACATTTGTAGTATCTACATTTGTAGTATCTACGTTTGTAGTATCTACAAACGTAACTTGTTCATTCATAGATGTATATTTTTTATTATTCTTTCTTTTATTAATTTTTGTAGTATCTACATTTGTAGTATCTACAAACGTAACTTGTTCATTCATAGATGTATATTTTTTATTATATTTTCTTTTATTAATTTTTGTATAATCTACGTTTGTAACTTCTTCAGTCATACATATATTTTTTTTATTATTCTTTCTTTTATTATTTTTTATTTTATCTACGTTTGTATTTATTAAGTTATTTTTATTTATTTCATTATTTATGTTATCAAGTTGTTTACAGATATGATGTTCATTTAAAAAACAACGTTTCTTTATAAATTTATTTGGAAGCATTGCATAACAAGGTTTTATTAATTCATTAATATCAGATGTATGTAAATCAAGACAGCCTATTTTAATATCAACATCTTTATCTAAAAGAGGTGTTTCTTCATTAATCATAAATAATAAAAATATTTATATACAAAGTGAAAAAAAATATTAAAGTATATTGTATAAAATTAATATTATAAAAATTATTAAAATATATTATATAAAATTAATATTATAAAAATGATGGATTGTGAATACTCAAGATATTTGATAATACTTGAAAGTTTGAAAAGACATTATAATCAAATTGTACATAATATAAATGATCTTGGTAATATAAATGTTCTTGATGATACTATTATAGATGGCTTCTTTAAAATAAAAGATTCAATGATGAAACAATTAAAAAGTATCGATTTAAATGAGAAAGACAGAAATGAAATTAAAAACATTGAAGAACCAATCTTTAAAAATTTTGATTCAATTGAAAAAATTCTAAAAAAAGAGCAAGTAGAATCAAATAAAATATTATCATCAAATGAAATATTATTATCAAAAGAATTTGTATGATTTAAAAACTATTATACACAAAATAGAGTCAATGTTAATGTATAAAGTTTTTTTTTATTTTATTATTTTATTTCTATATATAATAAGACCGGATTAAAAATAAGTAAGTCATATATTTGTGCATGAAGATTGACTCTATTTTGTGTATAATAGTTTTTTAAATCATGCCATTTATATATGTTTTAAAAGAATATATAAATTATATGAAAAGTAAATTATCTGTAAATTATTATATAAATATGATATATAATGATATATATGCTTATAATAAAACTATTGTTTGTGTATTAAATAATAAATATTATACATATAATTTTACTGATAAAATTGTAGGTAAAATAAAATTAATATATAATCTTGAGTGTTTTAAAAAATATTTATAAAAATATAAATAAACTTCTGAATATAATGTACATAAACGCCAATTTATACAAATACAAGTCTACATAAATGCCAATTTATACAAATACAAGTCTACATAAACCTCGATTTATACAAATACAAGACTACATAAACCTCGATTTATACAAATACAAGACTACATAAACCTCAATTAAAATTAATAAAAATTTATATAAAACCCAATTTAAATTTATAAATAAATTAACCTTTATCAATAAATTGTTTATTATCACATGAATGATCTATATAAATCTTATAAACTTTATTATAATCATATTTTTTTATATTCATCTTTTTATAATATTTTATATATTTAATTATATCTTTAGTTATACTTCGTTCATCTTTAGTTATACTTTTTTCATATCCCATATTTGATTTTTTATTTTGTGAAAATATATAATTATTATTATTATTAGTATACTTTGTAATAATTATTTTTCTTGTAGTTAATTTATTTTTTTGTTTATCTATTTTATCATTTATATTAACTTCATTAGTATTAACTTGATTAGTATTAACTTCATTTGTTTGTTTTAAGTTTGTATTAACATCATTTGTTTGTTTTAAGTTTGTATTAACTTGATTAGTATTAACTTCATTTGTATTAACTTCATTTGTATTAACTTCATTTGTTTGTTTTAAGTTTGTATTAACTTCATTTATATTAACTTGATTAGTATTAACTTCATTTGTATTAACTTCATTTGTATTAACATCATTTGTTTGTTTTAAGTTTGTATTAACTTGATTTGTTTGTTTTAAGTTTGTATTAACTTGATTAGTATTAACTTGATTTGTATTAACTTCATTTTTTTGTTTTAAGTTTGTATATGTTATATTTTCATTATTATAATTGTAATATTTTTTTAAATGATCAATAAGCGGTATACCTTTACCATCTTTAATAAAACAGCATTTCATGATATTTCCATTTTCATTTAATGCATAACAAGGTTTGATTAATTCTTGTATGTCAGGATCATTAAAATTTCTTTTATGGATATTTGCTAATTTTATTTCACTTCCATTATTTAAATTATATTTCAATAATTCAATAATTTTATTTATATCAACATTTTTATTATTCACAGGTTTTACAATTTCTTGAGTAATACTTCCTTTATCTTCAGTTATACTTTCTTTATCTTCATTCATATTTCCTTCAATTTTTCTACATTCATATAATTTCTTATCACCATTATTATTATATGATTTTAATATATCTTCTCTATTAGATTTTAATAAATTCATTATTTCCAATCTATCAATGCGAGGTTTTCCAATTAAAGATTTAATATATTCTTTATTTTCAACAACTTTATCATCAACAAATTTATTTTCAACAAATTTATTTTCAACAACTTTATCATCAACAAATTTATTTTCAACAAATTTATTTTCAACAAATTTATTTTCAACAACTTTATCATCAACAAATTTATTTTCAACAATATTATTATGATCAATTGGTTTATAATTATAACATTGTATTAAATGATCAATAAATGGTGTAGTTTGTTCACCATCTTTTAAAAAACAAAGTTTCTTTACAAATCCATTTGGAAGCATTCCATAACAAGGTTTTATTAATTCATTAATATCATCTCCATAAAGATCTTTTCTAAGATCAATACGTCCTATTTTAACAGCATGTCCCATATCTAAATTTTTTATCATTTGTAAAACAAGGTTATTAACTTTATTATCCATAAATAAAAATATATAGTTATTATTTTTAAACACCACTAATTAAATGTCCAGTAAACCATGTTCTTTCTTTAGTATTATTTAATAATGTAGTTGGATTAGAAAATCCATAAATTTCAACATAGTCAGTTGAACCATTTAAATAAATTACAGATGTTGATTGTGATTGCCAACAAAATGTATATTGAATATCAGTACCCATTGAAAATAAAGAACCATTTTTATAAAATCCAACCATATATTCAACATTAGCTGCCCATGGTGTTAAACTAGCAGTAAATGAATAATAACCTTCAATTAATGGTTTAAATCTACTATTGATAATATCAAAATAATTAAAGTTATCCCAACCATTAGTTGTAGTAGTATTAAATAAAATTTTAGACCAATTACCAACACTTTGATTATTAGTAGAACAATAAACACGAAATGTAGGTATCTTTGGTAATGAATTACTATTTATCCATTTACCATTATTATATAATAAAGTTTGATTGTTACTTGGTGAGGTTAAATTAAAATCAGTATTGCTTGATAAATTAGTTGTAACAACAGTATTTAAAGATTTAATAGAAATAAAACTACCAGCATTTGAAAGTGTACATGTTTGACCTGAACCATCAAATCCTTGTAATTTAATTTTTATATTTTGTGTTGGTTTATAAATAAATCCTTGTGGTTGTGCATAGAATTCATTATTAGGATATGTATAAGGAAACATTCCTGTAGGTACAGTAGTTAATGCATCAATTGCTTGATTCGTATCAGCATTTAACCAATATAATCTAATCCAACTTCCACTTGATGGAAACCCCCAAAAACTAATTGAAACAAAAATTTCATAAGCTTTATTTGCTTCAAGTGAAAAAACACCAGTTGTACTATTATATGAATTAAAAATATTACCAATGCCAGTTTTTGTTGTAAATATAATTGTTGAAGAAGAAGTAATTGTAAATTGTGTTGGTGAAGTAAGTTGTATATATTCTAATTGTATACTTGAAAAAGGTTTCCATGTTGCATCACCGGTTAAAACAAAATCATTTTGTCCAGCTAAAGGTTTAGGTACACAACCCATTAAACCATCAGTTGTGTTTGTAGAACCTAAAAATGAACTAACAGCAGTTGTATTTAATTGTGTAATTTTTAAATATGATTGATAATTAATAATAGTTATTTGTCCAACAATTTGTGTAACTCTTAATTTAATTTTCATATTAAATGTTGGTGTAAAAATACAAGAACAATTATTACAATTATTTAATATTTGATTAACATTAAAAGAAATTGAAGTTGAATTAGGAAGTATTATATTATTTTCATCAACTAAATTTATTACTGCATTATTTGTTGTATTTGGTAATATACAATTTAAAAAACATTCAATTAAATATCTTTTCCCACTATTTAAAGTAATTAATCCTAAATTATCAATATTTAAATTTCCATCAACAAATTTCAACAAAACAAGATCAGAAACAGTTGTTTTAATTTCTTGTTGTTCCCATCTAAAAAACCCAACATCTATTGTATTTATTACACTTTCAGTTTCTAAAGATATTTGTTCAACGTTAATCCAAGATAATCTTCTTCCATCGGTATTTACATATGTTTCAGAATATGTTGTATTTGTACCAGGCGAAGAAAAATAACAATAAAATCCTACTTGTATTTGTTTTGTTGGTGTAATAAAAGCAGTACCAACATCATTAGCTTGTGTTGATGCATTTATTAAAGAATAATATTGTATAGCTGATCCAAAATTATTATTATCAGTTATATTAAACCAAGAATAAATAATATTTAATTGACCTCCTTGCGTATTTTGAATCCAATTAGGACTAGCTTCTAATTTATAAGTAATATTTGGATTTAAAGTTATTATTCCAGTTGTAGAATTATATTGTATATTAGTTCCATTAGACGAAATAACAGTATTACAAATTAAATATTTATTAACTGCTTGAGTTGCATAACCACGTTGTTCAGCTCTTAACCAACTTTTTGTTGTATTTATTTTTCTACCATCATTTAATAAATAAGGTATACCTGCACCATTTGATTTAAATATTAAAATATCATTTTTTTTGTACAAAATTAAACCATTTATATTATCTGTATCATTATCTATAAGTTCTCCATTAAAAGATTTAATTCTAACTTCATTTAATTGTTGATTGTCAATACGTTTAATTTCAATTATTTTATTAAAAGTTGTTGAAGTTGATTGTGGTAAAATAATTAAACAACCTGAATTAGTTGAATCAATAATATATGTTTTATTCCAATAATTTAAATTAAAAGTTGTATTTGTTGTTGGTGTTAAATAATTATATTTATTATTAAATTGATTACCACTTGATGAAACAATTATATAATTATTTAAATTAATACATTTTAAAGAAATAAAATCATTAGTATTAGTTAAAACAAAATTATTATATAATTTATCAATAAAAATATTATTATTAGAAGTAATAATATTACATATATTATCAGAAGAATCAATTTTTTTAATTTCAATAATTTGTCCAATCATAGTTGAATTAATCAATGGTAATGTTATATTAATAAAATTAGATGAACAATCAATAAGTAATAAATAATTTAATGAATTTAATATAGTAGAAGTATTAATATTTAAAATATTTAAAGAAGTTGCAATATTAGGTAATTGATTTAAAGGAACTAAACCATTATTATCTAAAGTAGGATAACCATTTGGAATACCTTTATTTGATATATTTTCTTTTAAATTAAGAGCATTTAAAGTATTATTAGAAACAGGTTTATTTAAATCAGAAGTATTATCAACATTATTTAACCCAATATCAGTTTTAGTTAGATTAATATCTGAAGATAAATCTTTATTATTTATTTTAATTGTTTTATCAACTTTTAAATTTAATGCTTGTAATTGTAA